TCATTAATATTCGTATTTAATCCAACAAAATCATTTGGTATAAATGTATTTTCGTCTCTTGTAAAGCTAGCTTCGAAAGAAGGGTCTAATCCTCGGCCATATTGAATTGGAGAGCCAAGCGGACTAAACTTAAAAGTATAGCTTCCAACTTCGCTCGCTGTTAAAAAATTTAATGATCCGCTTAAAGCCATTGTTTACCTCTGTCCTATCATATAAATAGATTATACCCTAAATTATTGAACCTGTTATCCATCTAGTTTGTTTGTCTGATCTTGGAATCATATGTGAAACAAAAGCGTTGTCGAAAGTTGATTCTACAAAAATCCCTGGTCCATCAGCACCTCCAGTAAAATTTTCTTTTGACCAGTAACCAGATGCAAAACCATCTCCAGCAAACGTAATTGCAGTATTTCCTGATTTTCCTACTAAAAGTTGTGTGATTGTCACTTTATCGCCGCTAACAGAGCTTGAAAACTTACCTGACGCATTAATTCCAGTGTTTAAACTGGCCGCCGTGACTTCATCACTAGTTGTCGCAGCAAAGTCGACGCCAACTCTAAACTCGTGCACGGTGCCGCCGACGTCTGTTAGAAAAAGCTTGTCATCTGTATCTAGGCTGGCATAGTTTGCAATTGTTACTGAGGCAGATGCTTTAGCCGCAGAAGGTGCATCAGGTCGGTCTCCAGTATATCCATATCTTTCAAGGTTGTTTCTATGTCTTTTGTGTACTGCGGCATCTCCACTAATCGTATAGTCTTCTGATCTTATCGTACCAACAACTTCTGAACCATATACTCTGGCAGATGTACTGGATGGCCCATGGGTACTAACACCAAAGCGGCCCTGGTGAGCTTGAAGTTGAGAATTATATACTTTTCTTCCCCAGTTATTTCTCCAGGGCATCGCGTTATATACAGAATAAATCTCATGAGCGGGGTCCAAGAAACCTCTGGACGAAACTTCAAAACCACCTGGAGAACTAAATCTTGTTTTAAATCTAGTTCTGTTTCTTATTGTGCCTGTTAGGTAAGTTCTGTCGGGAAGTTCGTAATCTACTCTTTGCAAATCTGCGCGCACAGTACCAGGAGGAATAGTTAAAATCTCTTGTATACTTCCCGTTCCTATTCCTAATATTTCTGCCGTGTTTCTAGTAATTTTACTTACATTCTTAACAAACCAAGGATCATTAGCTTCAGGGCTAGTGGTGTTGATAAATTCGTATCTATCAAGGTAATTTCCTGCTACAGTGGGAGAATTTCCAGTCATGTGAATGTTTCTAATGTTGACTGGGCGCTTGGCCACTGTGTCTCTAGTGTAAATTGCTTTTGGAAGATTGTGATTATCATGTGTCGGACTAAGAAGTTTAAAGGAGTTCTGATAAGCGGGAAAATCTGCGGAGTTGCCCTTGTACATCCTAACGTAATCAATTGCACAGTCGGCCTGGTGTGTCAAGCCGGCTGTGTACATAAATCTGATATAGAAGCGCTTTCCGAGAAAGTCTTTTAGAGAGTCACTATAATAATCGTATACTTCATCACCAATAGTCACGTGTCTTATCGAAGTTACGCGTCCTTGCGACCAGTCGTCTGAAGTGGCAGAGTGCTGTTGACCTGATATAACTGTTGATTCTGACTCGGGACCATGGAATCCTCCGCCGGTATCTAAAGTTTCCCACCTGATTGCCAGATCTTGCACTCCTGTTTCGAAATCTGGATCTGTCGACGCTTGTACTTTTAAATTGCCAATGCCTGAGCCGTGCATGTGGTATTTAAACTCAAAAGCAACAAAAGAGCCCGAAGCTACATCCAGCAAATCTATCAGTGGAGTAACCAACCCAAAAGATTGTGATGTTTGAGATGGCGCCACTTCGCAATAGGCAAATCCAGAAAACCGCTCATATGAGCCCGAAGGGCCGGTGTCAATAGTTGGAGTGTTGCCCTTTATAAAAGACCATGGATTGTCGGCATTAACGCCGCTGCGCCAATATTCATAAGGACTTGGATCGCCAACGGCAGACCCAACCGGCAAACCTGTGACTAGTTTTGGATCAGTTGTTGGGTCAATTTCAGGAGCGTTGTCAAAGCTTTCATCTAAAATATACTCTTTGCTAGTTAAATCCACAAACTCTTGCAAAAACCAGCCTTCCGGTCTTGTTGAGGGGCTGTCAGAACCTCTGTTTAGTTTGACGTGCCTGTGCTGCATGCCTCCAACATACTGCTCAGTAAACGGACTTTGCATTGGAATTTCTGCATCAATTCCATATTTGTCTTCATGTAGATTTGTAAAATCAACTTTAAATTGGTTTGCATATAAAGATTGGTATCCAGTATCGACAGACGAAGTGTAGACGCTAAATGGCACCAACAACGTACTCTTTGCGTCTGTATACTGCTTATCTTTCTTACCAGTGCCATATGCATCAGAATCTAGCGTCTCGGCTGCTGTATTTACTAGCGCTCTAAAATTAACCTGCTTCTTTTCTATTTCTGGCGGTATATACTGATCGTTGCATTTTACTTGGCCTGTCTCGTTGTCAAGATCTAAGTAAATAAAGTCGTCGTCGCTTCCCCACTTAATGATGTTTTTATAAAAGTCATGTCGAAGATTGTTTTTTGGATTGCCTCCACCTTTAAGACTCAACATTCTTTTTGTTAGCAAATCTATTGGACGAGCAAGGCTTCTATTGTTATAGTAGGTCCCAACATAACGGGATCCAGCGACAGTTTTTAAAGTTGGGCCGGCGCCTGAAACTTCTGTTACTTGTAATTTTAATATTGTATTTTTTTCTGAGTTGACGGACGCGTCGGGTGATGATAGCACACCGTCTCTTTCTGCTCTTTGTTTCCACCACAAACAATTTTCATCTTGATTGGTGTTTTGATCCGGATTTAGAGGAGCATGTCCAAATTTCCAATTATATTTTAGCTCTTCGATAGCCTTTAAAGAAGAGATTGGCTCGCGAGGCTTAACTTCAAGAGTTGGAAACTTAGTCCAATATTTGTTTCTTTCTAAAACATGACTTTCAACCATATTTCTCAAAAATTCAGTTGAATTAGAAGAAACAGGAATTAACTGCGCTATCATCATAGTAACAGCGTCGTCGACCCACTTAAAGTATTCAATAAATTTTTCTAAATCTAGTCTATCATTTTCAACACTTGTAAAAAACAACTCTCTTAATTTAGCCATCTTTTTGTAGTAAGGGCGGTATCTGTTTACAGGTTCACCAACCAGATTGTTAAAGTTTGTTACAGTAGCAAAAAATCTTAACATTTCTTCAGATATTGTCTGGTACATGCTCTTCTCTACAGACAATAAATGCTGAATATAGGTTGTATCTCTGGTGAAAACAACATCATCTTGTTTATTCAAGATCTTCACCATATCGTCGCTATTAACAACCTCTGGTAATTTAAATTTAGCTGATTGTACAAACTCAACATCAACTGCTTGATCTGCTAAATTAGTGTTTGTAGAGAATTTGTCGCCGCGGCCAGAATAATTGTACTTACTAATTGGCTTTGACCATTTATCACCAAATTTTAGCTTGTAATCAGACGAGCCCGATGCAAAATCAGGAATAAAAAATTGACCGCTAGAATTAGATCCAGTAATATTGTCCATGGACCAATTTAAAATAAGACTTGCTATTTGAGGAACAAAATTGTCGTTCAAGGAATCGTTTGTATTTCTATAAGGTTCTAAAGAACCATACGATTTTGGATCTCTAGCATGGGCCCGTACGGCTGCGTCGGGCAAGTAATCCATCCACACTCTCGTAGAGGAGACTTTAACGTCTGAAGGCCTTATAACACTACCAGTGTAGTTGGTCCTATCTGCTCCAACAAAAAGTCTTTTTGGCTTTGTAAAGAATGTTGTTGCATTTGCAAGACTCATCGTGCCCGATAAGATAAATTCATTTTGAAGTATGTTTGATAAATAATTTACGCCGTATAACTCATATGTATAAGCCGAAGCGGCCGGCTCTAAAAACCCAACGCTGGTATTTAATACTGGGGTGTTGTCAATATTAGCTTTCGTTGGCCTAAGACGGAAAGCTAGATTCCACTTTTCATTATCATAAACGCCAGCATATGCAGAATCATTTTCAAGATCACTAAAAACAGAAGAACCGTCAGTTTTAATACCAAATTTAACATTTCTTAAATCGTTATCAGATCTATTAGCTGTAATGTTGAAATTAACTGTATCGCCTTCAAAGCTCAGATCTTCATTATCTGCCTTGACTGCGTGTATACCAAAAATAGAAGAAACGTTTCCTGGAAAAAGCTTAAATGCCTTGTCACCGCTAATATTTCTTTTTGGAAACATCACTTCTGTTTCTATTGTCATCATGGCGCCTGTGAGCATATTTTCTGCTATGGCCGGTATGTAGGACAAAGAGTTGGAATCTGATGAGTCGTAATATTGATAAGCAGTCCCCTCAAACGAACCAGCATAATCGCCACCTGAAGCAGAATATCTTGTTTCTGCATCATCAAAATCAATATATTTTTTTCTTACCGCGGTATAAGTTTGATTATCTTTAAACTCAAAAGTTTCGTTGTTTGAGTAAATGTTTAATTTTATTAATTCTTCATCGACACCAAAGCATCTTAAAAAGTTTCTTAAAGATTTGAAAGTGCCTTTTGATTTCTGTATATAAGAAAGATTGTTATAAATGTTCTGATATATTGTGTTTTTTACTTCATAGAGTTTCTTTTCAAAAAGTATTTTTTCGTCTCTTTCAAGATATTTCGCTAATTCTGACGCGTCCGCAAAAAGCTCTGGTGCGTCGTATCCGCGAGAAGACAAAAGCCTGTCTGCGAAAGGAAGAGGCTTTTCATAGTTGTTGTCATAGGGGTAGTTTATGTCTTTTAGACGGGGCAGCTTTTCTATTTGAAGATACAAATCATCAAAAAAACTGGCCATCACCTGCGTTAAATACTTTATATTGTTAGATTGCTCTTCGTCTTCTTCTAAAATCCAACCGGGTAGAGATTTGTATAAAGAAACTGTGTTTTCGTGATCGTGCATTGAGCCAGAAGATCTTTTTGCTGTCGACAAGCTAGAGACAAGAGGGTGCGAAGAATATAAAATGGGATCTTTAAATTCTTTTGTCGCAGCTTTTGAAAGCACAATTGCTGATTCTGTGCTTCGACAAGTTGAGTCATAATTGAAAAATTCACCGTTTGATATTCTACCGGAGTAATCCAAAATAGTAGAATCAGTAGAAGAAATACCGGTGATTCCCTCATTGAATTTGTAATATACTCCTAGATCAACTTTATTTGAAATATCATCGTATTTCACGTTATCAGTATTTGTGCCTCCGCCAATTTGATCGCGGTAAAACCTGCCGATCTGTTGTGCATCACGCTCTGTTTTCCAATATCTAAATTCGTCAAACGAGGCAGAAACAATGTTGCCCCAGCCTCTTCCTATAGTTGTTGACCCAGTTAAGGGACCAACCATACTACCAATAGAGGCAATCATTGAGCCGTCGACAGCGCCTATTGTGTTGGAATTTGTTTGCTGCGATTGGTGTACTCCGTCAACATATAAGTTGGAGACAGTTTTTTCTGAGGATGTTTTTAAAGTAACAGCGTAATGACGCCAAGTGCTATCTGCTATGTCTGTCAATCCCGTGTCATGATTTATATCTATTGAAGTTGACCCAGAAACCAGATTAACAAATATTGTTTTTTTAGCCGCTGCAGCACCAGCGCCGTAAGAGTTTATCCTTAGAGAAACATTTTTTTCAGCTGCATTTAGAACAGACCCAGAATTCCATAGATGAAAATAATGTTCTAGTTGTATGCTACCAGTAGCCCAACCATCTTTCTTAAGCCAAAACTCTACAGTGACTCCTTTTTCTAAATCAAGTTCAAGATTATTGGTTCTTTGGCTAGCGGTGTGATATATATTTGCCTTTGATATTCCTTTTTTAGAAGAGCCAGCAGAAAATTCACTCTTGTAGTCTCCATTTGGATCTGAGTTTGGACCTCCTTTTATAAAAATGTATTGCGGATTACTTGAAACAAATATGGTAGGCCAAGCTGGTGTGTTGGTACCAAAAGAAGAAGTATGACCCATTGAGACAAGCCCATTTGTTCTTGGGTATTCGTTCTCAAAAAGAAAAAGATCTAAATAAGTACTTTCGTTTTCCCATTCAATTTTTTCTGCCTGGGATCCATCATATGGATAGGATTGATAAATTCTCTTGATCGCTGTGTCATAGTACTCTTCTGCTAAACCAAATCTAGCAAAATTAGACGCCGTTGCAAAATTAACATCAGGTACAAATCTCTCTCTCTTCTCGCTGTAAGAAGTAATATGACGTACGGACTCAACAGATTCAACAAGGTCATCTTTAGTTTTATTTTTAACGAATTTTAATGAATGACCTTTGTCAAATAAATCTTTTATACTCATGAATTAGCCCAACCACAGTTTCATATAACTAATTATCTTCGACTCTAAATTTAAACACTTCTTCTTGCTCTCGCCAATCGTCAGAAGAGTGATACGCAAGTTTTATCCCATACATATAGCCGGGTTCCAGCAAAGACATGTCTAAATCAAAGTAACTTCCTGAGTTGTCGTAAGATAAGTATGTGTGCCTTGTGGCGCTACCTGTTGAATTGTTGATTACAGTCTTCTCATCTACCATTCTTATTATTTCATAAGATGCACTTGGTATAATTGACCCCTCAATATTAGTACTGGCCACATTATATATTGTAGGACTAAAATTTCTTGGTCTTGTAAAAACTCTAAATCTTGCCTTTTCTTCTTTTGAGTATCTTGCTTTTAAATTTGTTATTTTCGTAACAAACTGTGTATAATCATTTGATAAGAAGACGCACGAATCAGCAAAACTTTTGACATTAAAAGAGCCGGTTTTGTATTCTCCGCCCACGCTGCCAGACCAAACATCATGCAAAACAGAACTAGTTGTGTTAATGCTTACTTGCGCTTTATATATGCCAGTGTCTACTTTTGCTGCTGTAGTTGTGGAAAGGGCCGGCCCAGAAGGAGCATCGTCAACACTTGCATACAACTTGACAGATACTGTTTCAGTACTTGGTATATCAACTAATCTACCCCTAATATAGTTGTATAGGTACAAATTATTTAAATTATCTGCTGCTGGGGCTATTGACGCACTAGAGTAAAAATTACCTCTGTCATCTGTAACTCTAGAGTCCCATCTAGCTTCAATAACTGGTCTCTTAAAGAAGAATTCGCTAGATCTAGAGAAAAATCTTTTTGTATAGCAGCTTTTTTGTTGCCCATCTGGATTGTGCAAAACTTCATCGTCGTTTACTCCAGAAGAATTTGACTGATAGGCCTCAAAACTAGAAGTTAAAAATACACCGAAGCCATAATTAGGTTGATTTTCTGCTATCCATTCTTCTACAGCGTCTGTGACGTCTAACAAGATATCTTCATGCCCCTCTTGAAAAGTGAAAGTATAATTAGGCATTGTCGAGCCAGAAACATAAGAAGAAGAATGATATTCTCCACCTGGGGTGCCCCATAAATTTCCGTCATTGTTTCTGTACATCCAGTTTGAGCCTTCAATGTTGTCTTTTGTTTTGTCTTTGTAAGACTCCATATCTAGACCAAAACCCTCTTGCCAAGAAGAGGATATTGCCAAAACATTAACGGTAAAATTTGTAGGTAATTGCTCTGAATGACGCGCGTTAAACATTCTTAAATAAAAGTTTACGGATCCAGGTTCTGGAATTTTTCCGTCACTCCTATCAGTTGTTATGTCATCAACTGGAAATTGTATCAAAACACGAGACAGCTCTGCTGAAGACGTTGTCTGGAGGCCATAAATTGAAAAAACCTCTAATATATCTGCCGCTCCCATATTTGAGCCAGTAGCCCTGTTGGACAAATCTACGCCAAAAGCATTTGTAACTGTGTTATCTTTTTCTGCTTTATATTTTTTAATAGCCATTATTTAATAGTCCCCTTAATATCTAAATTAGGATATTTTAGTTCATATATGGCGTTTTCAGGAGCATATAATATTCTACCGTCAGCAGACATGTATTTTTTCATATCCAGCGTTTCCTCTGAATAATTGGCCGCGCCGGTATTGCCTGATACATTTTCTATTTTTACGTGTGTAACATCAACTATTTCATCTAGATTATTTAAAATATCATATATCTTTGTAACATATATTGGCTGGCCTATGTTTAGTTGGTCTCTAAACATGTTTTGTACTTCTGATATCGCGACATTCAACGCTTCAAGCTTGTCTTGCGAATAGTCTACGACCGCTACAAAATTAATTTTAATATTTATAATTCTTGGGTCTAATATGTCTATGGTATCGTTGATCATTCGATATTGATTTAGCCATAACTTAACGTTGTTTTTCAAAATTTGACTTGAAGTTATGAGTTTTCTTTCAGGATCTTCTGACAAAAGATATAAATTTAAGTTTCTTTTAAAAGAATCTTGATCTCTAATAATTTTTGCTCTTTTTATACTTCCGAAGCGAGGAGGCATTCTATAAACTAAAGCTTCATAATCCTCTGCTGTCACCGCTCTGTTTTGTGAAGCAAAAACATCGTTAACTCTTTGTTTTAATTCATTTAAAGTAGGTTTGCTAACGTCACCAGTTATTGGGCCCTCATTGACGACTTCCAAGCTATCTCTTACAAAAGCAATACTCGCATTGTCTGTTGCTTCTCCTTTAAATATAAAAAGAGGATCAACAACGCCGGTTAAACCACCAGTTGCAACGTTTACATTATCATTTGTATTTTTTCTATAAGTTATTGTAAGTGTTGTATTTGCAGGTGCTATGCCGAATTTATCTGTTTCTAATAATTTAGATGGATCCAATGTCATATCTGTTTCATAGTGCTTTCCGTGCATTTTCAACACAACGTTAGAAGGATGTGTGATGTTATCTATTTTCAAAGAAGACTCAGAACCGTAACCAAATTTTAAGAAAATTTCGCCGTTGCGGTTATAAACAACATAGCGTCGAGGTACAGAAGTAGCCACAGCAATACTTGGAACATAGGATCTCGTAGCAGGGTCCTTATTAACAACAGATCTAAAAACTGTATCTTGCGACAAATAATCTACCTGGAAGTACTCATGTCCTTCAGAATCTACAACGGAGATAATTTCTGTTGCATTAGGATCAGCAATCGGCACTGATAAAAATCTAACAAAATCACCAACATTAAAACTAATTTGCTCTTCTTCTCCTGAGACTACTCTTGCTAAAGCTTTAACTGCAAAAGAAGTAGGAGTACCGTCTTGTTCTTTAGAGGTAGCTACTACTATTTCATTTTCTGGATTACCAAAATCTACATCGTCTATTAAACTAAAAATTTGGCCGCCGGCTGATGAAAATTTACTGCCCTTAGCTAGAACTGGTAAGTATGTGGTATCTGGGCCCGAGCCTCCAGTCTCAACTGGCGCCAGAACATAGAGAGTAACAACACCAAAAGAATTTGATTTTAACGGCACATTATATCCTACTTGCTCGCCCATCCTTATAACATTGTCATATTCAATTGCCGTATTTAAAAATGACTCATTTGTCTGATAGTCTAAGTAAAATGATAATATGTCTCCAGCATATGCAACTGTGTCTAGCATCAAGGCGCCAAAAGAAGCTTCGGAAAAATCTTTAAAAATATCTGGGTAATAGCGCTTTGTATATTCTACTAGACCCTCTTTTATCGAGTTAAACTCTCTATTGGTGTATCTTATTAATTTTTTATCTTTTTTTGACATTTAGTTTAAATCCTCTGCTTGTAATATCAATGACGTAGAATAATTTAAGCTTGGGATATCATATTCTATTACGATCGTCAACAAATGCGAGTCTTCTGCTATTCTAGGATCTATATTGTGATTGAATAGCAACTTATTAATTTTTATAAAAGGCATATATCTAGTTACTTGACCCTTTATTCTTTGACGAATTGCCGGAATTGCTGAATCTTTTGGCTCAAAAAGAAAATTTCGTAATCCTACACCAAAATTTGGATTCATAATTCTTTCACCAGGAGAAGTTAACAATAAGTTTTTAAAATTCTGTCTTACTTGCTCTACATAAGACGTGGTTAGACCATAATC